GCTCAGGTTTGAGCGCATCTATTTCGACACAATGAATCGCCAGCAGACTGAATATAATTTAGATCGTCGCCATGTTGATTGCTTGCTTACTGGTTATAGCGCCATGCTTCGTATGAAGGTCATAGATAGATGGCAAGAGCTAGAATCAAAGAATGTGGCTAAATTGCCTGGTAATTACATTGAGGCTCTTGAGGCTCTGATTGAATCAGAGAAGCAAAAGGCAATCATGGCGCCAAAGGCCGATGTTTATGATCTGATTATTGATAGAAACAACCTTTACAATGCAACTCAAGTGGCTCAGAAGTTTGGGCAGTCAGCAGTATGGATGAATAAGCAACTTTCGGAGTTCAAGGTTTACAACAGAACAGTAAAGCGTGGAAAGGCTTTTCAGCAATGGTTCGTTGATGCTGGATACGGAATCATGAGAGAAACCGAGTCTGGTCACTCTCAGCCAATGTTCTTTGCTGAGGGTGAGATGTGGATTATCAAAAAGCTAACTGAAGAGGGGTTGATATAATGGAAACGATTATTTACGGGTTGCTTGTGATGGTTATCAATGCCGCCATCCTGTTTTATGTGGTGCGCAAGGCCACCAAGGCGAATGAGCAGATTGAGCTGTTGCGAGAGTTGGTTTTAGCAATAAGACCAAAGGAAGTAGAGGTTAAAAGTGACATTGCGCTATTAACTGAGGAGAGAAATAAAAGGATTAAAGACATGATGAACTCTGGCGTTATATCTGAGAATTACGCCTCGAAATTACAGATGCAGCAGGGGAGTGGTCAGGAATAAGTAAGGGCCTTTCGGCCCTTTTTTTATGGCACGTAGTTAATGCGCTGGATGATGATTGATGAAAGCTGAGAGTTACCAGTGGCCTGACCTTCCAAGCTTAAGGTGATTGACTCAGGGCCACCAATCTCAGGCGTTGCCGCAGTTAACTCGGCGCGCTTCAGGGTGAATGACATTGCACCATCAACGCCAGACAGAATAGAAGTCAATTCGATCTGCGTCTCAGTCAGGAACAAGTTGAGCAGCGTCATGTCGTACAACATGCCAGCCAGTGAGAATGTGTTAGCCGCACGACCGCGCTCAACAAACGCCACCTCTGCATTACCAAGCTCGAACTGAGCGGAAGCCCCGTTATCGTTGGTAATGGTGAAAGTATTGATGAGCTTCAGTGGCGCAGTACCGTTGAATGCAGAGACGTCAACACTTGCAAACGGCTCATCTGTAAAGCTAACGTTAAACGTTGAGCCAGCAGGAACCGCAGAGAGCACCTCTTGCGATAGGCCAATGAACGGGAATGATCCGGTTACCATCGCGTTAACGGCTTGCTCAATGGAGAAGCCTGAGAATTCAACGCCACGGGTAATCAGGAAGCTATCAGCAGCGCCGCAACGACCTTTAAACCAAGTGAGGATAGAGAATGTCTTACAGAGGTTTCCTGTTACTAACTGGTCAGCGACGATGAGACTTGTCGCGCCAGCCGCTTGGTTAGTCAGCGCGCCATTGATTCCTGCGCCAGTCACAACCAATGCAGATACGGCGGTAACGATGAATGGTTTGGCGTTATCACCAGCAAGACTAGGGAACGCCACCAAATCACCGACCTCAACAGCGGTTGTAAAGTCGCCGGTTGCACGGGTGAAGGTTTTTGCTGATGCACTTACAGTAATTGACAGGCTTGCAACTGTAGAACCAGCCACCCATGAGCTCGTCATTGCGCCAGCCAGCAGGTCATCTTGCGACTGAGAGCTTAGCTCAATGGCATACTCACCAGCCACCTGGCGGTTACCTGTGCGGATGGATGACGTTTCACGGCTACCGTCAAGCTCATTGGAAACCAGTGCGTCGCGAGTTACCGCAGGGATACCGCCAGTGTTACGCAGAGGTTTCCATGCCGGTGAAGTAGGGGTTACGCCAGGCGTTACCTCTTCGATGTAAAACTGCGCCGTAGTCGCGCCTTTATACGGTTGTAGAGCCATTTTATAACCTCTGAGTGAAGGCAATGAAATTGATAGATAAAGGGCGCTTTGCCCAACCATTTTGCACAATCAGTGGCCCCAAGCTAACGGATTGCACTTCGGCGCAGATATCATTTCTAGCAAATGTGTTTGATGGTTTAAATGCAAGGTTTATTTTATCAGCCATCTTGTTTAAAGTCGCGCTACCTAGGTGGGAACCTACATTAATATCTACTTGGTAAATACCCTCCCTGCGCTCACTGAATCCCAAGTCAGCCTGCTCAGTTGGAGCGAGAAGCATAAACCCTGCAAGATATGGGGTGTCAGTACTTGTTGGTGCGTCAATGTTCTCAAGAGCAACTTGGATGCTGTTAGCAGCCCCGAAAGCTACAAGTGCGATATCAAAAGCTTTTGTAAGGTCTTCGAAGAATGTCGCCATTTATTTCACCTTGGCTGCTTCTTGGTCTAATAGAGATTGGAATCTCTTCACGTTAATTCCAACAACACCCTGCGGTGCTTGCCTTGAGAATCCGCCAGTTGTATTCGGGCCATCACCAGGATATCCGCCGTATTCTATTACATTCGCATACGGAAGGTTATTTGATAGCGTGAACTCTTGCCAATAACTATTAGTTGTTACAAATGTGGTTGCCGAGTTTATTGCCTTTGAGCCGGTCAAATCAACGCCGCCAACTTGCCCGCCCGCTGGGCTTGGTCCTGATGCCTGCCAGTTCATTCTGAATCTACCGGTATCTACTGGACTGCCAAGAATAATTGCAGAGAAAAGCTTAAGCGACACTGAGCGCATAACTTTCTCTGGATTCTTCTTGGCCTTCTCGCAGAAGGACCTGATATCCAGAGTGAAACTCATTTTCTTACCTGGATGAAATACACGATGCGATCGTCACTAACAACTGATTGCTTGATAGCCACGATTGACCATCGATGCCCTTGGAACTCAACCTTATCCTCGCTTAATGGCTCAACCTTCAGATCGCAGATTACTTGCATATCGCCAGCCTGAATTGTTGTACCATCTACAAGGCTTGCATTAACTGGTACGGGAACGGCAGTTAATGGATAGATGGTATCAGGCTGCTGAACGTACTCACCTTCATCTGGGTCCCAAGTTCTTGCTCCAGCCTTAATCAGTGATACAGAGCTTCCGTACTTGGTTAATAGCTTTGTCGCCACGCCCTGCATCTTCTTGCTGAATGCGCTGGACATTACACAGCCTCCAAGCGAGAGATGACAATCAAGGCTGAAGGAGATGCGGCCCAGCCCGCAGTTGCAGGAGCGATAGAGTAAACCCCGCCCGCGTTAATACTTGAGTCAACACTATCTCGAACAATTTGGATAGCCATAGTCTGCCCTGCAGTTGCATTGATAACCACACGCGACTCAACAGGCATAATTGTATTTGCGTTATCCAGCCTAACAGCGGCTGACGAACCGTATTGCGCGCCAGAGAGAAGAATTCTTGATGCCACGGTCACCACGCCAGTTGCACCAGCTCGCCCGCATTGTAGCTTAATGCGAACTGCATAGTTCCCAGCGACGTTAAATGTAACCAGTCCGGCAGCATTTATCATAACAGGGTCAGTCGATGCTTTCTGAGCGGCACCAAATACCAACTGAAGTGCAGTACCTAATGCAGATGGCAATTGGTTAATAACTGATGGAGCGCGCAATACTTCAACCTCCTTCATGCCCGCTGCAGCATAAAGCATTGAGTCGGCAATCTGCGTATTAACTTCACGCAGCAATGACGGAGTGATTGCGCCAGTTGTATTATCGGGTAGATTGGCACCAATCAGCGCAAACATCTCACTCTTAGTCTTCGCCATGATTAGCCCCTGTATACGTTGAATTCAAATCCGTTGTTATTGCCGCATAGCAAAGGACGTAACGCATCCATTGCCTTTGTGATAACGATTGTTGAGCCGCTATTACCATTATTGAAGTACTGAACGGTGACTGCACCCTCAACTCGCTCCATTGATGTCATACGCCCATCATCATTTCCACGAACATCTGAGCCGATTCCGTACTCTACCGCTGCCGCAATTTGCGCCTGGATAATCTGCGTAGGAATTGTCGTGATCGCAACTGGATAGCCAAA